CTTGCTATACATTCTTTATAGCAGTTTTGGGTATCCATGTCAACCTCTTTTTGCGATAAATAATAATATGCCAAAGTTAAGTTTATATCGTTCGAACAAACAAAACGATTATCGATTCTTAGACAGAACGATATCCGAGCAATTCACTGTGGGTGGAACTGACCTGTATATTCACAAGTATTTGGGTCCGGCTACCGGTGATACATCAGTTGATTTTACTCAACCCAACTATGATGAATTAAGTCCACTTAACATTCAAGACTTGTTGTTCTTAGAGAACCGCGATAGAAAATACGATAAGAACATCTATAGACTGCGTGGTCACTATAATGTTCAGAACTTAGACTTTGACTTAAGCCAATTTGGTTTGTTCCTGAATAATGATATTATCTTTATCACGGTCCACTACAATGATATGATAGACATTGTAGGTCGCAAATTAATGGTCGGTGACGTACTGGAACTTCCACACTTGCTAGATTACAATCCGTTAAACGAAGCTATACCTGTTGCGTTAAAGAGATTCTATCAAATCACCGACGCTAACTACGCAAGTGAGGGCTTCTCTCAGACTTGGTATCCTCACTTATGGCGTATCAAGTGTGAACCACTAGTCAATAGTGAAGAATTTGATGATATTCTTAAAGAACCAATTAACCAAGATAACTATCTCGGTGATTGGGACAAAGATAAAACTTATCCGCCGGGCTACACAATTAACTTTGGTGATAAAATCTATGAATCTATCACTGAGGTCCCGGCGGGTGTCAAGCCACCTGATCCCAATTATTGGGTCCTCAAAGAAAATGATAGTCTAGCAAACATCATTTCTACCTATAACAAAAACATCGCAATCAATGATGCTGCGCTACAAGAAGCACAGCGTCTTGTACCGAAGTCAGGTTATGACACTAGCAAGTTGTACATTGTACCTACATATGGAACATATGAAGCCAACAACTCATTGTCCGGGAAGTACAATCAACCTGCTCCTCCTATCGACGTAATCATTACTGGTACTGGTCCCGGCACAATGACCGGCGCAGTCACATTAATGCGTAATCCAAAGTACAAATATGCGAGTGCGGGAATTAAAGTTTCTAAAGAAGCGTTGAAATCTATCTGGGACATGACTGCTGATAGTGACGGAAGTTTGCTAGAAGATAAAATTGATAAGTTTGTTACTGCTAGCCTAGAACTAGTAGAGCAACAAGCAAAAATAACCGACTCGGGAAGTGGTTCAGTAGAAACAACCAAGCTGCTATCAGTACAATCATTGGGTGTTGTTACAGGTCCATACGGTACTGCTGACAACACATATGCTACTGCTGACCAAGACCCTGATGCTACTGGCTTTACCGCCGACATTACACAATCTATGGACTATCGTGCTGACTGTGATCCTAGATATCAGTTTATCGTAAGATCAAGCCCAAGAAGCTTTGGTTATACTAGCGGTTATCTATCAGGTGATGGTCAAGCACCAAATGGATATCCAACTGGCGCTGGCATTAGCTTCCCGCAAAACCCACAAGTAGGAGACTATTTCTTACGTATCGACTATACCCCGCAAATACTATATCGTTGGGATGGTAAGATTTGGGTAAGAATTAGTGAAAACGTAAGAACTGAAACCGGATTTACAATCAACGATCAGTCACAGTTGTCTGGATTTATTAATAATCAAGCAGAAATCTATCTAAATAATGAAGGTACATTTGTACCTCAGGCGCAGCCTCTATCTTCGGTATTACAGCCCCCGGTAGATCCTGTTCCGCCGACACCATAATAAAGAGATAACATGGCACAATTTTTTTACGATAATCAAATAAGAAGATATCTTATTCAGTTTGCTAAGATTTTTAGTAACTGGTATGTTACCAAAGGTAAAGACCCGAACGGCAACGATATCTTAGTTCGTGTGCCTATTATGTATGGTGATAGCTCTAGACAAGCTGCGACTGTTATAGCTAATAATAGTGCGAGTAATTTACCGTCGGCTCCGTTGATCACATATTATATTAGTGGTCTCGAATATGAACAGAGCAGAACGCAGAATCCAACCTTTGTAGAAAAGCTTCAAGTTAGACAACGAGCATTAAACCAAGAAACTGGCGAATACGAAACTGTACAAGGTCAGGCATTCACTCTTGAACGTCTAATGCCAGTTCCATATAAGCTTAGAGTAACAGTTGACTTTTGGACTACTAACTATCAACAGAAACTTGAGATTATTGAGCAGCTTGGCACATTGTTTAATCCAGCATTAGAGCTACAAAGCACAGATAACTTTGTAGACTGGACATCATTGACCGCAGTATTCCAAGATGGTTTAACATTTACAAGTAGAACTATCCCTCAAGGTACTGGCAATCCAATCGATATCATGACTTGGAAGTTCTATATGCCCATATGGATAACAACATCTAGTAAGCTTAAAAAGATGGGCGTTATTCACAAAGTTATTGCTAGTATTTTTCAGGGCAAGGCACTTGAAGACATTCAAGACGAAGATTTATTGTTGGGAACTAGACAAAAAATTACCCCATATGGATATAAATTGTTGTTGCTAGGAAATAGTTTACAGTTATTACCTGCTAACGAACCATTCAATCCACCTAATAGCTCACTAGAACAGCCCGACAATCCAAATACTAGTTTATATTGGTCAAGCTTGTTAAATGTATACGGTGCTGTTAGACCGGGTATTAGCCAGATATGGCTACAAAATCCATACTTAGAAGATGATATCGTAGGTACTATAGTCCCTGATCCATTAGATGATAGATATCTCATTTATAGCATTGACCCTGATACGTTACCACAAAACACTATGCCCCCAGTCAATAGCGTGATCAACCCGCAGTTAACAGGTCCTAACTCAGGACTGCCAGGACCTACTCCAGGAGTACGATATCTCATAGTAGAAGATATCGGCACAGATAATAGTGTCACTACTGCGTGGGGAGGTCTAATTGCTAATGCCAATGATATCGTAGAATATGATAGTGATCTAGGCGAATGGTTCGTTGCGTTTGATAGCATGGAGTCTGATAACGTAGAGTTTGTAACCAATCTGACTACTAATATTCAATATCGCTATGTACCTCAAGAAGGCATTTGGATGAAGAGTTACGAAGGATTTTACGGGGAAGGTGATTACAGTATCGTTATCTAAATGTCAAAGCAAGCAGCCGGCGTATTCTTTTACAGCAAATCAACTAGAAGATATCTTTACTTATTAAGGTCTGATCAACGCAGCCCTACATGGAGTATACCTGGTGGAGGTATAGAAGAAGATGAAACACTACTTGAGGGTGTTAATAGAGAATGTATGGAAGAAATGAAGTTTGATATATCTGATCTTAAAATCATTCCAATACAAAAATTTGTCAACAATACTTTTACATATCATACATTCTTCTGTGAAGTAGAACAAGAATTCATACCTGAATTGAATGATGAGCATGTAGGATATGCTTGGGTAGTAGAGGGACAGTATCCCAAGCCGTTACACCCGGGATTATTCTCTACTGTCAATATTGATATTGTAATTGAAAAATTAAACAGTCTTACGTAATTACATTCCAAAAAGTTTTTCTATTACTGGTAATCCGAGAGCGCCTGCTAATACGCCTGCTCCCATGAGCATCCAGCGCCACTTTTCTAAAGCAGCTACCTTCTTGTTTGTTTCTGCGTGTTGTTTTTTGTTTTCGTCTTGAAATTCTTTGATCAAAGTATGGGTAGATTCCATATGATCATCGATATGTGTTGCTAGGTCCTTCAGACCAGTTTTGATATCCTCGACTTTCTCGTTAAGATGTGAATACTGAACCTGAAGGACCGCAACTTCGGTCTCGGTCTGCTTAAGCTTTTGAACTGTACTAGACTGAGCCATTTTTTATTCCTTATGCTGCGCCAATTGTTACGATTGGGTAAGGCTGACCGTTTGCAGCATTTGCTGCGGCAGCACTGTTGAATGTAGCATACGCCGGAGCAGCGTTTTGTAGAACGATGTTTCCGGTAGCAACTGGGCCAGATGTTGCTGTGAACAATTCAGCGGTGTGGTCGCTGAGGCTCTGTACCAACTGTGTTGCTGCGTTAGCATAAGTTGCTGTGATAGTCATAGTGTTTGCTAGTAGAGCAGTGTTTGCTACGTTAGCAGTGTAGCACTGACCAACTAGACCTGATGTAGTACCCTTTACAAGATACTTCTGCTTGCCCTTTTGACGAACAATGTAACCGTCTTCTGGGGTACCGAAAGCTAGTGCGATACCTGTTGCGTTTGCTGCTGCGTTTGCTGCGAATGTAGCAAAGGTTGCGTTAGCGTTAGCAATGTCATCAACAACACCTAGGATAGTACCATCAGTGTTATAAACGATTGTGCCGTCTGTTAGTGTGTTAGCAAGATCAGTTCCAACACCATCGATGTTTGGACTGTCGTCTGCTACAGTGATTGTGCCTTCGCCTAGCTGACCGATACAAATATTAGCAAGTACTTGATTACCGAATAGTGCGGTGTTACCACCTACTACTGAGTAAGTATTTGCGTTTGTAGCTGGCCATTCAGGACCGTTTGGATTGTCGAAGTACATGTCTACTGGAGCAATAGTTGCTGAAACAGTACCGCTAGCAGTTGACAAATCAACTGGAGTGCTATTTACGTTAGCGTTCAAGGGGGTCGCTGAAACAGTAAATGTACTATTATTTCCTGCGTCAACTACCTTAAGAATCCAATATAGTGTGCCTGCTACTAGTCCGCCGATGTTGCTAGCAACTACGAAAGGCATACCTGCGATAATACCAAGATTAGTGAAGTTTGCTGAGGTTGTTACTAGATCAGTAGCAGCGGTTGTGTTTGTGATTGTTACGACTGCCTGTGCTTTAGCAATCTTTAGTGGACGTCCCATTTGTTTTCTCCTTATAATTGAGGGTTCTAGCCTCTACGCGGTGGGTGCCGCATAAACAATCTCACCACAAGATTGTGTAATGTTATTTATCTTTATTGCTAAAAATTAAGGAGCTAACTTCCAAGGTCTTCCTTGATCTGGCAAAAGTGCGCGGTCTGCCCATGTAGTGAATACGTTGTATTCTCTATAATATGGCTCGCCTACTGCGCTTCTAATAGGTTCGCTAACATACAATAGCTTTAAGCTAGCTTTGGCTTCTTGTAGAGTGAGACCTTGTGCTAATGCCAAAGCTGGAGCTTCTGTTTCAATGTAGTCGTTCCAGCTATCGTAACCTACTGGTACTGGAGGAAGTGCCATTATAGTCGTCCTACTGCTACTTCGATGACGCCTTCATAACCGTCAAAGTCTTCCAACGCTTTGCCAATAACTGTACCGATAGTTGGGAAATATTCAGGACGGGCAAATCCATTTCCACCTGAAATGAGCATGTCGCCCTTCTTGATTTTACCACGAACTTTACATGGCACACGTCCTTGTAGAGCGATTGCTGTCAACAATCCAGGGCATGTTGCGTTCATAACATATGCAGGATTAGTTGACACTACGCCAGCTACTTTATTTGTTCCATCTTCTGCGATAGTGACTTCTTTATTGCCGCCGAACATCAATACAGTACCTGGTTCATATATGTCATCGGCCTCGTAGTATTCTGCCAAGTCAGCGTAAGTGGCTTGCATTCTAGAACCAGCAGTTAGTGTCCAGTTGCCGGTAATACTACCAGCAGTAGTGTTGGCCCCCGTAGTTAATGTTGTACCAAACAATGTAGCAGTTGTTCCGCCGACTGTAGAGTTAGATACGATGTTTCCGTTCACATTTAAAGCATTTGTAGCATAGTTAAATGTAAAGTTTGCGCTAGCAGCAAGCAGTCCTACAGCATTGTACTGAATCTGAGTGTTTGAACCAGCAGCACCGCCGATGACGCTACCCTGACTTACCCAAGATAGGTTACCTGAACCATCAGTTGACAATAGTTGTCCGCTTGATCCGCCGGTCAAGATGACGTTACCGTTGCTGCCGAGATTAGCTTTAGCGCCGGTGAAGTTAATGTTTCCTGCGAAGTTCGAAATACCAGAGACAGTCAATGAGCTTAACGTACCAACACTAGT